TACTGGCGCCCCCGCGCCAAAATATAGACTATAGCAACCTGTTTGGGCATTTTTATTCGTATTCGAGGCGCATTAGCATATGCTAGTCGTGTGGTATTGGCGCGACCGCGCCGATTTTAAAACAAAAGTCAAGCTTTTTTTGCATTTATTTTTATTTTTCTGCAAATAGCAAAAAATCCCAAAATTTGCATTTTGAGATTCTTTGTGCTAGGAAAAAATAAATTTGCTATCCTGATTTACCTGTGCTAGAAGATTTGGGTTAAAATAATTATCTGTAAAACAATTGCCAAAAGCGGGCAAATGGTTCTGATAACTTCCATTTGCGTTTTGAGGCGAATCAGTTCCGCCTCAGTCTCAGGTATAATGCTCATTTGGTTTGTTCCTTTTTCTTAGGGTAAAAATAACAGGGTAGTCCGTGATTACAATTTTTGCAACAAATATAGCTCATTTTTTCAGTTCCTTTAAGTCTCGCTCTACCTTGTCCTTTGCCCGTTGGTGCTGGTCTCTTAGCTGCTGGGCGCTCGTCCCGCGTATCGCCTTGAAAATATCCGCGTAGCAGTCTGCAACATCGTCCCAGTGTTCCCAGATTAAAGCGCCCATAATCCATATGGGCGAGATTGGTAAAACAATTAAAGCCTTCATTCTCAGGGATAAAATGCTCATTTGCCTAGCTCCAGTAGTTGCTTGCGGGTGACCGATTCGAGGATTTTGGTCAGAATCGGAGCCTCATAGAATTGTGCATCTTCCAAAGCAGTGTGGGGTTCGTCTTCTAGATCAATACCAAAAATGAATTTGCTCATTGTGTCGGCAGTCATTGAAGGCGCGCGCAGTTTAGCGGTCAAAAGATTATTGGTCTTGCAAAAGTCGTGATATTCCGCCAGCGTGCCGATCTGCTTTTTGGCCGCCTTCAGTAAGCAAAAGCTCTGTTTGAAAATACCGAGGTCGATGCGAGTGTTACGACATTTGCCTAGATCGAAGGGTAGATTGTAAGCGGTCAGAACCGGCGAATATTGAGCGTTCACACGTTGCAGCCATTGGTTAATCAGTTGAGGCGAGGCAATTGAGCGTTCGCCGCTTTCCAGCATAGCATCATAATTTTTAGCTCTACGTTGTGCCGATTGCTCTGACCAGAAGGCGTCTGGGTTCGCCGAGGGATCAGAGAATAAAGGCAAAACCCCAAAATGCCCGTGAACCATTGAACCAAACCGCTCTACAATCTCACCCTGTTTAGTTACAATTACCGCTCCGAAATCTGCTACAGTGCCGCGTTTAGTTGTCTCAGTGTCTACGATTATATAAAAGTGTCTCATGTTATGCCGCCTTTAGTATTGAGTTGATTGAGATTGCATTGTATCCGGTAATGCCTATAGAGTCAAGGCGTAAAAGTACGCTCAGGTTGTCATCATATATTACCGCATCGCGAGAGAAGCGTGCCCAAGATCTGTCAGTATTGTGAGCATAATCCCGCAAAAGATTCTCCTTTAAATCCGCATCAGCATCAGTGCAACCGAAAGGACGGGAGAGAATAGCCGAGGCTTTCAGGTCGTGATCAGATAGAAAAGCGTGATCATGTTCACCCATACAGCGGGCAGTACACACGACAATTTCAGCGCCAGCGGCTTGAAACGTGCGCCAGTGTTGAGCCAGTGGCAACAAAGTATCAGCCATAATTTTTTCTTGCGTGCAATTTTCTATCCAGTTATTAAGATCGAGGGAACCATCTGCGAGGGTGATTTGCCTGTGGCTTGAGTCGATTACAGTGTGATCTAGATCGAAAATAAAAGTCTTATTAATCATAATTACGCGCCTATAAATTGGGCAGAGAATCCGCCGATTGATATTAAGTTAAGGATTACAAGGTTCCAGATGCGAGAGTATACCATCTGAACCGTTAGCAACACAAGCCCAAGGATTGCAAGGGCGGGCAACATTGTAAAGGAAAAGAAAGCCATGATGATAGCGCCGACGTATCCGATAGCAGTAGCAGTAGTGTTATTCATTTTTTTCTCCATTGGTTAAGCCCTGATTATACAGGGCTTTCCCCAGTTATGCAAGCGATGATAAAAGATTATTTAGAGCCGAACCGGTAGCTTTTTCGAGTCCGGTCAGATCATCCGCGCCAGTTGCCGCGCAAATAGCCGCGACCATATCCGCTTTAGATGGGGCGGCTTTTTTCTTTGCTGGTGCGGGCTTAGAGATATATTCTACGCCCTCACGTTTGCATTTTGCGATGATAGATCGCACGCCTCTATCGAGTTCAATTGCCAGCGCTTGAGCTTTTGCATAGTCAACGGGAGCCGCGGCTTTTAGAGTTGCGAGCATTGCGGGAGTATAGTTTACAGTTTTAGAATCAGTCATTTTTATAGCCTTTTATTATTAAGTTTGAAATTTATTATAACATTAGTATGGCAGAGAATGCAAGCCCCATAACGCAAATAGTTCCGAGCACGATAGCAACAAATCCGAATGCGATTGCGATAAATTCTTTCATGTCAAGCCCTTCTCTTTCCGTCTAATGAGGTGCTATTATAGCACGATAGGCGAACCCGTCAAGCTTTTTTCGCATTTATTTTATTTATTTTTTAGAACAAAAAGTTATATGCCCGCCCTTCCTTAGAACCAAAGCGATGCACCACGATGGGGCACCTGGTATACCTACCCGCCGCACCAACAGAGTGCATGCCCTGCACCCCTTGCCCTGTCTGCCCTCCAGCCGCACCAACATGGGGCAGGGCGGTTAAGAGACGCACCAAAGCGGTGCACGCTCACGCTGCCCCACACGTACGACTCAAGTAAATTGAGTAATGCTTAACGGTGTACAACTAAAAAAGACTTGCCCATCCACGATGCCCCCACACCAATCTTCAAAAATTTTCAAAAATTTTCATAAATTATTCACTTCTTCGAGAGGTTATTGATATGTACCTCCTCAAAAATATTTCTTGACAACAAACCCCATTTTCAGTATAATCTCTAGCATGGCAAAAGAATTAACTACAATTTCACCTGAAGGGCTAGAGATAGCCAATAGTTACTTACAATTCGGAAACATCCGAGGCGTGTGTGAGTATCTTCAGGTACCTGAACAAACGGTAGTAGAACTACTGAACAAACGCGAAGTTAAGAAGTATATCGATACTGTCTACCTAGATATGGGGTATCGAAACAAGAATAACATCGGAAGCCTACTAGACGACATGATTGCATCTAAACTGGAAGAAGCCCAGGAATCTGGCGTATACTCTAGTAAAGACCTAGCAGATCTACTTCTAATGGCACATAAAATGCGGATGGATGAGATTAAAGCCCAAGCTGACATATTAAAAGCTGAGAACGGCAATATCAAGAACCAAACCAATGTCCAGATCAACGAGCAAGTCCCGTTCGGTCAAGGAAACTATGGTAAGTTAATGGAAAAACTTTTAAATGGATCAGAATAGGCTAGAAATTGAACTACGTACGCATGAAGTACAGTGTGAAGAACGCTGGAAAACTACGTTCACACGACTCGAAGGAATAGAATCCTCTTTAGGTCGTATGGAAGGGCGGTTTGTCGCACTTGGTGGTACAATTATTTTGTTCCTCGCCGGTGTAATCGTTACTTTAGCAACGATGTAATGCGACTAGCTTTATTACTCCTAGTTTCTAGTTTTGCATTTGCTGACACCTCTCAGGATGGTTCGTTAAATACGAATGCTGAGAACTCGACAGTAAATAGTAACAATGAGTCCCAGTCTTCTTCCGAGACTAACAACTATAATGGAGCTGGTTCTTCTGGAACTATTCCACCTCCGTCAGCAATAGCGCCTTCCTACATGGCCAACGGGGTCGAAACGTGCCTTCAAGGTGCTTCTGGCTCTATCTCTTCGGGGATACTCGGAATGTCTGGTGGTAGGTTCGTAGAAGATCAGAACTGTAACCGTAGACGAGATTCAAAAGTATTATCAGACCTTGGAATGAAGGTCGCAGCAGTAGCAAGAATGTGTGAAGATAACAAAGTATGGGAGTCGATGTTTATATCAGGCACCCCGTGTCCAATTTTAACAAGAGGAAAACTAATTGTAGGCAAAAGAGCTTACTTAATGATGAAAAGTAATCCGGAACTTTATATTCCGAATTACGGCGAAGTAAAGAATGGTAGAGAAGAAAGACGGGTTTGCGACAAGAAGAAAACATATCTTAAATGTCCGATCAAGCCTGAGTACGTTTCAAAGCCTAAATTTACTGCCAAGCAACTCTGGTACAATTCGTTACTAGGGATAGGAGAAGAGAACGTTGAACAAGAAGATTCTAGCGACGGCATGTCTATTAGCGAGCGTTTCCGCACCAGCGAATGAGCTCGATAACTTAGTAAATGCTTCAAGTACTATTGCAAATAAACTTGATCTTGGTATTCAGTACGTAGGTGCAGCTACTGTTATGAGCTCTACCAACTTTGGTATAGCACCGCTTGGCATGCAGACAGATGCTCAGATTTCATCAGCAGAGACAGATGCTTATAATAACGCACTTCAAGGCATATCAAACTTTACGGCTTATACTGCTCAAGAGTTTTTAAATGACCAAGGGCACGTAGAGCTTGATTTAATGAATGAGGCTATCGATACCTTTGCAGAAGCTACCGTAGCTCTCGTATCTGTAGTGGAGATTGCTGATATGGCAGTTGAAGCTCAGCAGACAAACAATATTCAACAGCAAGAAGACCTTCAAGATTACGTATCAACCAACGAACAGCTTCTTACAGTATCACAAGACGATGTACAGGCTTATAATACTAGCCTTGACGATATAGCAAGTCATGCAGCAAATGCCGCAGCTTACCTTGCTGTAGCTTCAAACGGCGATGCAGTACAGCACTTACAAGATGGAGCAGACCAAGCAGGCGTACGATTTACTGACGCAGCAAACAACCTCTCCTTCGTACATAATTCGAGTGCGGTACTTCTAGACTTTGCAGCTCAGAACCAAGGGTACGCAGTCTTTGTGAATGGCACAGACTTCTTTGGTATTAACATCATGGCTTCACGCTCAGACATTCTTCTTGAAGGAAGTAACAGCGATTTCTACTTACAAGGCCCTACACAAAACAGCTGCTTCTTTGCTGGAGAAAAGTGTGAGGTTAAGCCATGAAAGTTGATGGCGTAGGATTTAGTGGAGCACAAATTGCCGTTGTACTTGCGTTCGTTTCTACAATCGCTGGAGGAATATGGACAGCTTCCTCAGTATATGCCAGACTTGAAGCGGTAGAATCTTATGAGATTCCAGACGTTGCTCCCCTACAGGAACAAATTACTGTTATAGAGAAGGAACTCGAAGCGAATGATATTTCGCAGCTTCAAGGAAAACTAGCTTCATTTGGTACTAACCTTGAGACAATCATGGGTCAACAGACCAAACTCCTCGCCATTCAAGAACGTATGGTAGAAGTCGAGAAAGAAATGGAGTCCATGAAAGGCGTAGTACAAAGAGCAGAATTAAAGACCAAAGAGCTGGAAGGTATTGAAGGCGCAGTAAAAGTTGTAAAGCGTGAGATACAAGAGCTCTGGGACGGTATGGACTATCTGTCCAATCCGTTAGGAAAATAGTATGAGATATAAAACTAAAGCAGCCGCCCTCAAAGCAGCGAAGCGGTTAGGTTTAAGCGGTACCCATAGTCACGGTACTGGTACAGGAAAAATTCATATGGCAGGTAAAACACACGCAGCTTTTCAGAAAGCAATGAAACCAAAGAAGAAACCAAAGAAGAAACCAAGCAAACCTAAAAGAGGTCAAAGAGCAAGTAAGAATCGTTCACGTAGGGGCTACTAATGGCCGTACGTAAAAGAAAGACTACTAAAAAGAAGGCACCTGCTAAACGCCGCAGTGCTAAACCCTTAAGCGCTACTGTAAGATCCACCCTTAGAGGGAAGGCAAAGAAGAGTAAAAGATATACTTATGGGCAGCTAGCTAAAGTTTATCGTCGCGGACAAGGCGCATATTTATCGTCTGGTTCCCGTCCTGGAACATCAATGTCTCAATGGGCTTTTGGCCGTGTAAACTCGTTTATGCAAGGCGGACACCCCCAAGACAATGATATTAAGAGGGCTGGTCGTGCCAAAAAGAAAAAGTAAACGCAAAGTACCAAAAGACAAGAAGTCGAGAGTACCAAAGAAGTACTTAAGTGGTACAAAAGGTACTAAAAGAACTCAACTTGCGGGCGTCATTAAACGTATCGCAAAACTGTATAAGGAAGGGAAGACTGTTCCTAAGTCTCTGCTAGCGCAGAGAATGAGATTGGGGAAGAAAGATGCCAGCAAAAAGAAAAAGAAGTAAGAAGACTAACGGCAGAGTAAAGAGGGCTGGAGTATCGGGCTATAATAAGCCAAAGCGTACTCCTAATCACCCAAAAAAGTCTCACATTGTAGTAGCCAAAGTAGGCGACAAGGTGAAGACAATCAGGTTCGGTCAGCAGGGAGCTAAAACGGCAGGGAAGCCGAAGGCCGGCGAATCAGAGGCTATGAAAGCCAAGCGTCGCTCTTTTAAAGCAAGGCACGCTAAGAATATCGCTAAGGGCCCAATGTCCGCAGCATATTGGGCTGATAAAGTAAAATGGTAGAAGACAAGTTCCACCCAGCAGACACAAATGGAGACGGCAAGGTATCTAGCGCAGAAGAGGCTATGTACCTTGAGTTTAAAAGAAAAGAACTTGAAGATCAAGACGCTATGCGAGATGCGCAGAGAAACATGACCTGGTTTGCACTAGGTGGTTTGTTACTCTACCCCTTCGCTGTAGTACTGGCATCATTAGCAGGTTTGGATCAAGCACAAGAAACACTAGGCGATATGGCCCCAACATACTTCGTTGCTGTTGCTGGTATCGTTGCCGCATTCTTCACATCACAAGCACTCACTTCTAAAAAGAAATAAGGTAGAAACAAATGGCAGTTGAAATAAGCCGTAAAGATATTTTAAGCGACACGATACACGAATTAAGCTCTGAGACAAGGTTTCTTAAACTCCCAGTACCTTCCTATTTGGAAATGCTGGGAATTGAACCGCTCCCTTCGCAGATAGCAATTATCAATGCGATCAACAATCCAAAGTATCGTTTTGTCTGTGCCGCTGTATCTCGGCGACAAGGTAAGACATACATAGCCAACATCATCGGGCAGCTAGTATCTCTAGTGCCTGGCTCTACTATTTTAATTATGTCTCCCAACTACGCCTTGTCTCAGATCTCTTTTGATCTTCAGAGAAACTTGATTAAGCACTTTGATTTAGAAGTTACAAAAGATAATGCAAAGGATAAAGTTATCGAAATCTCTAACGGCTCTACTGTTAGAATGGGTTCTGTAAACCAAGTTGATTCTTGTGTTGGTCGTTCTTACGATCTAATTATCTTTGATGAAGCAGCACTCGCAGACGGTAGAGATGCTTTCAACGTAGCACTACGACCTACCCTAGATAAGCCAAACTCAAAGGCAATCTTTATCTCCACGCCACGGGGTCGCAACAACTGGTTCTCTGAGTTCTATCATAGAGGTTACTCAGACGATTTCCCCGAGTGGGTCTCTATCCGCGCTACTTACAAAGACAACCCTCGAATGTCTCAATCAGATATTGATGAAGCTCGTAAGTCCATGTCAGAAGCTGAATTTAAGCAGGAGTACGAGGCTGATTTTAACACTTACGAAGGGCAGGTATGGAACTTCAACTTTGAGACTCAAGTACAAGATCTGTCTCAATTTGACACTAAGAGAATGGATGTATTTGCGGGACTCGATGTCGGTTTCCGAGACCCTACCGCAATGTGTGTAATTGCCTATGACTGGGACACAGAAAAGTTTTACTTACTAGATGAATATTTAAACAGTGAAAGGACAACAGACCAACATGCAGAACAGATTCAAATACTCATTGATAAGTGGGATATTGATTATATCTATATTGACTCAGCTGCTCAGCAAACAAGGTTCGATTTCGCGCAGAACTATGGAATATCAACTATTAACGCGAAGAAATCTGTCCTCGATGGAATTGGCCATGTTGCAGCCATTATCGACCAGGACCAACTCTTTGTGGATCAGCAAGCAAAAGAATCTTTGAGCTGTGTAGATGCTTATCAGTGGGACCCAAACCCGAATCTAGTAAGGGAAAAGCCGAAACACAATTATGCCTCGCATATGGCCGATGCACTTCGTTACGCACTTTATTCATTTATTACTGCAAACGTTACCTTCTAGCGATACCTAGTGAAAAATAGTTATTGACAAGTGACCTTAAAGTCGATATAATTCTTCTATTGAAAAATCAAGAACCGGAACCAAAATGCCTAAGTTAAAACGTGATGTAGTAAAGTATGTACGAGACAAAGCAAAGTCCAAGTATGATAAAGGCACCTCTTGTCAGATATGTGGCGAAACAGAACAACTTGATTTTCACCATTTTTATAGTTTGACACCACTACTTAACCAGTGGTTATTAAAGAACAAACACAATCCTGAGTATATAATGGCACTCAGAGATGACTTTATAGAAGAGCACCATGCTGAGCTATATGACCACACAGTAACACTGTGTCATACACACCACTTAAGCCTTCACAAAATATATGGCAAAGACCCTGCGCTAGGGACTGCAAAGAAACAAATGCGCTGGGTAGAGATTCAAAGAGAAAAACATGGCTTGGTATAACCCTTTTGAAAAGACAGCAGCACCTACGGATACAGTTGAGAAACTTAATCCTGGGCAGCAATATATCGGCAATCGTACAGAGTCTTCTAGAGAATTTACCCAGAGCTACGAAGCTTACTACGAACAACTAGAGGTTGTTAATCGCGCCGTAAATATGGTAGTGGACGACACTGCCGCAATTAGTACTATTGTTAAGCCTGTTGGCTTTCCCGGCGTAGTAAAAGGCGTAAAAAGATCAAAAGTAGAGACTTTACTTACTCAACAGCCCAACCTATTTCAAGACATCAATACTTTCCGAAGAAACTTAATTACTGATTTTATGCTAAACGGTAATATGTTTCTCTACTTTGACGGCGCTCACTTGTACCATCTGCCCGCTGACAGAGTAACTATCCACGGAGATAAAAGAACCTACATTGAAAAGTACAGCTATCATGATGTTGATTACTCACCGAGTGAGATTATCCATATTAAAGAAAACTCTTTTCGTGATACTTACAGAGGAGTCTCCCGCTTAAGACCTGCAGTAAGAACAATGCAGCTAATGGCAAGAATGAGAGACTTCCAAGACAACTTCTTCAAGAATGGAGCTGTTCCCGGTCTTGTACTAAAGTCGCCGAATACCTTATCTGATAAAATCAAAGAACGTATGATGGTATCTTGGCAGAGCCGTTACCGTCCAGACAGTGGCGGACGTCGCCCTCTTATTCTTGATGGTGGACTAGACTTAGACAAGATCTCAAATGTAAACTTTAAAGATCTAGACTTCCAGGCTTCGATCGCAGACAATGAGAAGATTATTCTAAAAGCAGTAGGAGTACCACCAATTCTACTAGACTCAGGTAACAACGCTAATATTCGTCCGAATATGCGTTTATACTACCTTGAGACAGTACTACCTATAGTTACTAAACTAAACTCAGGCTTATCAAGATTCTTCGGATTTGAGATAACAGAAGACGTAACAAACGTACCTGCCTTACAGCCCGAACTACGAGATAGTGCAGCGTATTATACCTCACTAGTAAATGGCGGTATTATTAGCCCGAACGAAGCTCGTGAAGCGTTGGGATATGAAACTAGAGAAGAGGCAGAAGACATCAGAGTACCAGCAAATATAGCAGGCTCTGCATCAAACCCAGACGAAGGCGGCAGACCGCCACAGGATGAAGAGAGCTAATTATGACTAAAAAAATACAAAGAAAGAAACTCAAAAAGCAACTTGCTGCTTATTTTATTAAGCAAGGCAAGTTCTATAATAGTACGGAATACACAGCCTTAGGTGACTCAATGCCTATACCTGGTAGTTCCATACGAAGAATTTACGGACGTTACGCCGGACTAGAAGCAGAGCTTAGAGCCGACGAAACCCTGGTGGCTTTAGTAGAGCAATCAGCAGCGCTTCAAGCGCCTGTTAAACCAGTGACTGCTCCGGCACCAAAAGTTAAGCCAGTAACAAAGGCTAAACCCGCTTCAAAATTTGGGGCAAGTACTGTAGAGAAATAATATGAATAAGATTTTCAATCTAACATCTACTTTTAAAGCCGCAGAAGCAGACGACGGGTCAGTAATGATTCGTGGTATGGCTAGTACAGCAGACTTTGATCGCGCAGGCGATACAATCTCAGCTGAAGCGTGGACAAAAGGTGGATTACAAAACTTTGAGAAAAATCCAATTATTCTGTTTAATCATGACTATGACAGACCAATTGGTCGAGCCACAGGTATGAAAGCAGGACCTAATGGTTTAGAACTCGAATGTAAGATCAGCAAAAATGCCCCTGGCAATGTTGCTGAGCTTGTTAAAGACGGTGTCCTTGGAGCCTTTTCCGTCGGTTTCAAAGTCAAGGACGCAGATTACATCAAGGAAACTGATGGACTAATGATTAAGGACGCTGAGTTGTTTGAGGTATCGGTTGTTTCCGTGCCCTGCAATCAGTCAGCTACTTTTTCGCTCGCGAAGTCTTTCGACTCAACTAATGAGTACGAAGAATTCAAAAAAACTTTCACTAATCGTGTAGATCTAGCCGGTCAGTCTCTGGCTAAGGACGAAGATATATCTTCAAATATAGCTAGTGACCACACACCGAAAAGCGCGGAACTTAATTCCGCAGATCAGGAGATCAAAATGGACAATCAAAACATCGACTTGGAAGCTTTTGCAAAGAAGGTAGCTGAAGACACAGCTGCTAAGATTGCTATGAAGCTAGCCGAGCAAAAAGCAGCTGATGAAGCAGTAGCTAAAGCAGCTCAAGAAGCCACAGAAGCGAAAGCTGCTGAAGGCGTACAAATTAAATCAGTAATCGAAAGCGGAATCGCCACTGGCGTTGAAGCTCTAGAAGCTGACATGACAAAAGCTTTCGAAGCCGCTAAAGGCGACGAAATCAGTGCTCTAGTTAAGAAGTACGAAGCTCAGGTTTCTGAGAAAAGTGCAGAGCTAGAAGCTATGCGTAACAGCAAAATGGAATTCGCTAAGTCTGGCGGCCAGAAGAGCATGTCTGATTTCGGTCAGGACTACTTGAATGCTGAAATCCTAGGTAAAATCACTGGTAAAGGTTGGGATACTGCCTATGCTAAAGACGTAATGGAAAAAACTGCAGCTGTTGTTCCTTCAGCTCTGAACGTTACTACTGTTGATTTCTCTCTAGCATATACTGATGCCTTCGAGCAAGCAGTAGGTCTGGAAACTAAAGTAGGCGGTCTCTTCCGTGAAGTTGAAATGCAGTCTAACTCTTTAGTAGTTCCTTTCTTGGGTGAAGTAAACCCAGCTACTTTCAGCACTAATACTGGTCTGTTGGCTTCTGCTAACTCACTAGAACTGACTGGCATTAGTGATGACGATTTCGACATCTCTAACAAGATCCTTATCGCTGAGCGTTTAGTTGCTGGTACTTACATCGACAACAACATCGACGAAGGTCAAATCATCAGCTTCCTGCCTATGATCAACGCTGCTATCGCACGTGCTCACGGTCAGGCTATTGATACTGCTATCCTTTATGGTACTGCTGGTTCAACTGCTGGTCTTCTTGATGCTGGTGGTACTAAAGATACTGCTGTTGGTTCATATGACGGTTCTGGTACTAAGCTTGTTATGACTGCTGCTCAGGCAGACGGCTCTACAGCATTGACTTCTGCAGAACTTAACGTAGCTCGCGGAAGCATGGGCGTTCACGGTATCGATCCTAACAAACTGGCTTATGTTATCAACTCTGATGCATACTACGATCTGTTGTTAGATGGCGAATTCCAAGACGTTACTGACGTTGGTGGTCTTGCTACTAAAGTAACTGGTCAAGTTGGTATGTTGTTCGGCTCTCCAGTTATCGTTAGTGATCAGATCCCTAATGGTGCTGATGCTAAGTCGTTTGGCGTTATCGTTAATACTGACTCTGCACTTATCGGTCGTCTACGTGGCGTTAGCCTTGAGACTGAGTACAAGCCTTCAGAGCAGCGTACTGCAATCATTGCAAGTCAATCTCTTGGATTCAAGACTATCCAAGGCGCGACTTCTTCAATTGGTCTGCATTACCTCGCAAACTAAGAGCAAAAAGAGTAAGAAACGAGGGGGAGTTCGCTCCCCTAAGTTTTTACTAATGGACTTATAGAACATGGCAAACTTAATAACTTTAGATGACTACAAAGAAGCTATGAAACTGACTGGCTACGGCGATGACATACGTCTCGAGTCTCTAGTGACCTCTGTGAGTCAATTAGTAAAAACTTATTGTAACAATTCTTTCGTAGACCACGCTAGTAGCGCAAAAACAGAAATCTTTGATATAACGTATGGAGAGAGCTTCGTACATCTTTCAGAAAGCCCTGTAATTGCAGTTACTTCTGTATCAGAAAGATCAAACCCAACCGATACTTATACTGTTCTAACAAACAATAGTGACTACTATATAGACACTAAAACGGACTCCATCTATAGAATAGCGGGCCCCGTAGACAAAGCATTTAAACCTGGTAGAGGTTCTGTAAAGGTTATTTACACTGGTGGATACTCCGCCACACCTGCAGATCTTAAACTCGCAATAGTTGACTTAATTACATACTATCATAAAGACGAGTACAAGCAGCGCCAGACACTAGCCTCTGCTAGTATTCAGAATAGCAACACTACTAGCCAAACTGGTAATGTAGGCTTTCCAGACCACATTAAACGTGTACTGGACATGTATAAGAACTTTTAAGTGAGTGTCCAAAGCCAGAAAGATTTTCTGAGAAAACTCCACAACGAGCTTTTGGTAACAGGAGACGATTATCGAAAACTGGTAAACGTACAGTTTCATACTTTCGTACTTACAAGAAGAGCCCTTAGAAAGGGTATAAAAGACCGGGTAGAGAAAAACTTTGCTGGAGTATCAAAAGCGGAAGTAGCTGCTATACTAAAAGGCTGTGATGCCGCACTTTATAAAGTTATAAGAGATACTGCTCAGTCAATTAACGCTGTAGAAACGCCAGGACTTGGAGGTGTTACCCTTCAAAGACAGACTAAATCAAGAGTAGAAGCTACTTTTGATGCTTCGGGACAGAATAGGTATGCTCAGATAACAAGACTGTATACAAAGCACTTATCCGCAGCAACTCCAGCTGTAATACGCAGCATAGAGAGAGTACTAAACGAGACATCAAACATAAAAAGTAAAAGTCTCTGGAATCTGAATCATAAGCATTTAGAGGGAATTATCGAGACCCAAGTTAGAGACGCTATCAACAATGCACTAATAGGTGAAGAAGAAATTACAAAAAAACACTTAAGTGCTTTTATGAAGAAAAACAAGATCTCCTTAGAGGTCATAAGAGATACTAAAGCTAATACTGCTCATGTCAGTCTAGGCTCCCAACGAGAGAACTCAAAAGAAGGAGGTATCTCAGGGGCTAGGAAGCAAAAACTACAAAAAGCACTTCTTAAGGCGATTAAACAACTAGATTCCAATATCCCTATTGCAGAGCTTCCAGGCTCTGATTCTTTTGTAGAGATATTTGAAAAGAAGGCAATTACTAAAACTTTAGACCCTTTCCGAGGAAAGAAAAACGTAAAAGTAAGTAAAGCCCCTAAGATTAAACATAGCAAGAAGAAGCACACTATTAAGGTAACACCTGCAGTTAAAGCAGCGGCTAGTTTGCGTAGGCGTAAAAGCGTAAAAGCAACTGCAGCAAAAAAAGCACCTGCAGCACAGCCCCTTCAACTGTTGGCAATGATTAACGCTAAGCTGCCCGCAACAGTAAGAAAGAACATGAATAGTCCTATGCTTGTTAATAGGACAGGTACTTTTGCAGACAGCGTAAAATTAACGGATATTTCAAAAACTCCAAAAGGTTTCCCAAGCATAGGTTTTACTTATGATAAAAGCCCTTACGGAGTTTTCGAGATGGGAAACGGAGACCCCTCGCTCGCCACGCCCGAACGAGACCCTAGACGTATTATTGACCAATCTATAAGAGAGATTGCCGCAGGTTTGGCTATAGGCAGATTCTTTACTCGGAGAGTATAATGGCAGAAAGAGAGTTTACAACAAGACGCTTAGGTATTGTTAACGCAATCGTAGATAAGCTAAAAGACATTGACGGATCGGGAGGCTACTTAGCAGACCTGAACGAAAACATATCTCCTCGACTAAAGTTTTGGGACGAGGTAGAGGAGTTCCCTGCAGTACATTTAAACGCAGGAAACGAAACTAGAGAATATCAAGCAGGAGGATACAAGGATAGGTTTTTATCCGTAACTCTTCGCTGTTATGTGCAAGATGAGGACTCGGTAAAAGCGCTAGATGAGCTACTAGAAGATGTAGAGACGGTGTTAGAAGAAAACTCAAGACTCAAGTATACTGACAGGCAGGGCAAAACTCAGCATACACAACAGATCACCATAGTTAGTATTGATACTGACGAAGGTGTACTCGAACCTTTAGGTGTTGGTGAAATGCTTATAGAGGTTCGATACTAGAAAATATT